GCGGCGCCGCTGTGGCAACCAAGCTAAACAGGATAAACCAAAACGCAAGGCGTATTGAAACTTTAATTGTTTTGGCATTACTCCGGTATCTCTAAGGTATCGGGGTATTTTTATGTGGATGTTATGTCAATGGCAGACGGAAGGGTCGCTCCCTTCATCTCGGTTCGATTCCGGGACATCCGCTTTTTACACCTAGACGGCGGCCCAATAAAGTTCCACGATGCGGGTCGCAAAAAACTCATTCGCAAAAAAGTTGTATTTACGTGGAAGATACAACAAAGAATGGCTCTGGAGTAATTAAGGAACGTGCGTCATCGTTTCGTACGCACAGGTGTTTTTCAAGGAGCAAAACTTTACAACTGTAATGGGTCTTCTGTGTTCTATCCTATACAAAAAATAATTATTCGAAGAACATAGGCATGGAGAATTGGCAGAGTTGGAAATGCAGCCGGTTGCTAACCGGTACACCCTCCGGGGTGCGGAGGTTCGAGTCCTTCATTCTCCGCTATAGAAAAGGAGGCACGGAAATGAAATTATACCTATTAGACTTCAATGTCGTCATGACGGATGCATGGAAAAAGGAGTTTGATTATAAAGATGTAACAATTATAAGCGGATCTTTCAGAAGCTTTGCGAAGAAATATAATCCTGAAGCGATCGTGGCTCCTGGCAACAGTTTCGGAATCATGGATGGCGGGCTGGATCTGGAAATAAGAAGCTATTTCGGAATGGAGGCTCAAGAAGACTTGCAAAGAAAAATACAGAAAGATTGGTATGGAGAACTGCCGCCTGGAAGTGCAACAACAGTCAAAGTCGGAGGGAAGTATCTTGTATATGCCCCGACAATGAGAATACCAGAAATAATAATGGATAAATCTGTTATTTACAACTGCATGAGAAGCAGTCTCATTGAACTGAAAAGACTGGGGATACAAACAGCTATGATCCCGGCGCTCGGAGGGGCAACGGGAGCTGTGATGTGCGAGGAAATAGCGAAATGTATGCGGTATGCATATGAACAGATATTTTTGAACCAGACAGCACCACTTATAACGAATTTAGAACAGCTAAGTTATAACGAAGATGAAGTTAGTGCATGGATTAGACAGATGGGAAGATAACAAGAGGTGAAAGAAAAGTGCCACGAAGTAGAAGCCCGGATTCAATAAAAGCAGAACGGATGTATAAAAGCGGAATGAATCTGGTAGATATAGCAAAAGAAATCGGAAAGCCCCCTGGGACCGTGAGACGGTGGAAAAGTACACAGAGATGGGATAGCGAACGTTCGGGAAAGAAAGCGAACGTTCGGAAACAGGAAACAGAACAGAATAGTAAGAAAGTAGAAGCCATTGCACCGGAGGTACAGGAAGTAATAAGCAATCTTGATCTGACCGATAAGCAACGGCTTTTTTGTTTGCAGTATGTACGATGCTTTAATGCTACCAAAGCATATCAGAAAGCATATAGAAGCAGCTACATGGTTGCAAACGCAGAAGGATACAAACTCCTCGTAAATCCTCGTGTCAAAGCGGAAATACAGCGTCTCAAGCAGAACCGCCTAAACCGGGAGATGCTCAGCACAGAGGATATCTTTCAGAAGTATATAGATATTGCCTTTGCGGATGTTACGGACTTCACGGACTTTGGTAACGTAGAGATCAATACAGAAAACGGCCCTATGACGGTGTCGTATGTAAATCTAAAAGATTCCGGGGAAGTAGATGGCACTCTGATAAACGAGATTTCAAAAGGGAAAGACGGGGTTAAGGTAAAGCTGCCGGACCGGGAAAAGGCCCTGCGGTGGCTGTCGGACCATATGGACCTTGCGACAGCGGAGCAGAAAGCAAAGGTAGCCTTGTTGACTGCACAGAGAGATAAAATCACCGGGAACAATCAAGAAATTGAAGATATGGACGACATAGAGGGTGAAATCTATGAAAAGTAAGTATAAAAAGAAAAAGACGATACACTTTAATTTCTCTGAAAAGCATAAAAACTATATCCGAAAATGTGAGAACTGTACCTTCAACATAGCAGAGGGGGCGGTAAGAGCAGGAAAAACGGTAGACAATGTATTTTCGTTTGCTCACGAGATTAAAGATACAAAGGATCGTATTCACCTTGCGACAGGATCTACCATGGCAAATGCAAAGCTGAACATTGGAGACTGTAACGGCATGGGGTTAGAGTGGATCTTTCGTGGACAGTGCCACTGGGGAAAGTATAAGGACAATGAGGCGTTGTTTATCAAAGGACCTGCGACAAAGAATCGGCAGCGGATTGTGATTTTTGCTGGAGCAGCAAAGGAAGACAGCTATAAAAAGATCCGTGGAAACTCCTATGGGTTTTGGATTGCTACGGAGATCAACCTGCATCATATTAATACGATTCGTGAGGCGTTCAATCGTCAGCTTGCGGCCCAAAACAGAAAAATCTTCTGGGACCTGAACCCGGACAATCCGAACGCCTTTATCTATACGGACTATATAGACAAATATGCGGCACTGGATGAAGACGGCACGCTCCTGGGTGGATTCAATTACATGCATTGCACTCTGTATGACAATATCAATATACCAGAAGAAAGAAAACGGGAAATCGAGAGTCAGTATGATCCTAATAGTATGTGGTATTTGAGGGATATAAAAGGACAGCGTGTCATTGCAGAAGGGCTGATTTATAGGCAGTTTGCAGATGATACAAGTGCAAAACTCTATCACTTCCGTAAAGCTGAAAAGCCTATGAATCTCATGCGGATCAATCTTGGAATAGACTTTGGAGGCAGCGGGTCAGGCCATGCGTTTACTGCAACAGGGATTGAACGGGGATTTAATGGTATTGTGGCTCTGGCAGCAGAACGGCACAGATGTGATACCGAGGACATAGATCCGGATAAGCTGGGGCAGTTATTTGTAGATTTCTGCCTAAAGGTAATCAATATCTATGGAACCATTGACGTTGTGTATTGTGACAGTGCAGAGCAAACGCTCATTCTTGGTATCAAGGCTGCGCTTAGAAAGTCCGGGCTTGGATGGATTCGAGTAGAAAACGCCCTGAAAACAGTAATAAATGACCGGATCAGAGCGACTACAAGGCTGATGGCACAGCAAAGGTTCCGTTACATGGATCTGATGTGTGACAGTCTTGTAACAGCCTTATGCAGTGCTGTATGGAATCCAAAGAACCTGACAGAAAATGAAAGACTGGACGATGGAACCAGCGATATTGATAGTCTGGATTCCTTTGAATATACATTTGAGCGTGATATTGCAAACTTGATCCGATATGAATAGGAGGTGAGAACAAAAATATGAAATTTACAAGATTACTGACACTGATAACGGAAGTTCTGAATAAGGATTCCGAGACAAAAATAGATGCGTGTCTGACAAGCCAGATGGCACGAGACATCGAATTATGGTCTCGTATGTACGAAGATAAAGCCCCATGGCTTGAAAAGGATAAAATATATTCCATGGGGATTCCGGCAGCAGTGTCGGGAGAATTGGCAAGATTGGCACTGCTTGAGTCAGAAACCGAAGTGACAGGAGGAACCAGGGCGGACTATCTGAATACGCAATATAAAAAGGCGATAAGATATATACGGCAGCAGTTAGAGTATGGCTCTGCAAAGGGCGGAATGGTACTAAAACCGTATGTCACAAGCACCGGAATCAGCGTGGAATATATACACGGGGATTCCTTTTTCCCGATCAATTTTGATAGTGCAGGGAAAATGACAATGTGTGCTTTTGCAAGCCAGCTGAGAAAAGGACAAAAGATATATACAAAGCTTGAGATACACGAGCTGACAAATGGACTTTTAAGAATCAGTAACCGTGCATTTGTCAGCACCAATGACTTTAGCCTTGGATCAGAAATATCTGTGGGATCTGTGGAGGAATGGTCCGAACTTTCGGGGTCTGTCACATTCTCAGGGATGGACCGACTGCCTTTTGGGTATTTCAAAGTTCCGCTGGCAAACAATTCAGATTCGACCTCACCTCTTGGTGTATCTGTTTTCTCAAAAGCGATTGATCCTATCAGAAAAGCAGATAAAAGATACTCACAAATAGACTGGGAGTATGAGGCAAAGGAAACCGCTGTCCATATCGGTGAATCCATGCTGAAATATGATAAGACGCAAGATCGGTTTATATATCCAGATGGCAAGGATCGGCTATACAGAGGATTACAGTTCAACGCAGGAGCTACGGATAAGCCTTTGCTGGATGTATTTTCACCGGATATTCGAGATTCTTCTTATTATAATGGCTTGAACCATCAGCTACGACTGGTGGAATTTAATTGTAGCCTTGCATATGGGACTTTATCTGATCCGAATAATGTTGATAAGACAGCCGAGGAAATAAAGAGTAGCAAGCAAAGATCTTTTGACATGACCAAAGACATGCAGGGAGCACTACAAGAGGCTCTGGAAGATATGTTGGTTGCTATGGATTTTTACACAAGTATTTATCATCTGGCCCCGGTCGGTTCTTATCAAACTACATTCAACTGGGGTGACAGCATCCTATCCGATAGAGAAAAAGAGCTGGCAGCAATGCAGCAGGACGCGACCGCCGGAATCATCAGAAAAGAAATCTATATTGCAAAAAAATACGGAGTGTCGGAAGAAGAAGCCCTCAAGATGATGCCGCCACAGCAGAATGATCCGTTTGGCATACAGGAAGAGTAGGTGATAGCATATGCTTGATCCAGAATACCTGGATAAATGCAGTGACCAACTCCTAGCCTTAATAGATGAACTGTCGGTCTCTCTTATTGGGGACATTGCCCGCCGGATTGCAAAGACAAAGCACATCACAGACACAGCAAAGCATCAGGCTCATGTCCTGCAGAACGCCGGAATGGTCTATCAAGACGCTGTTAAACGGATCGGACAGACAACCGGATATATAGATCGGGAGATAGACCGACTATTTAAAGAGGCCGGGGTCAAAAACATCCAAAATGAATCTGTCATTTACAAAATGGCTGGAATGGAACCAAAGGAGCTACACCAGTCAAAGGAAATGCAGCAGATCCTAAATGCCAATCTAAGAAAGACCAAAGGAGTGTTAAAGAATCTTACACTTACAACGGCGAACAAGGCGCAGAGTTCTTACATAAATGCTTGCAATAGTGCCATGCTTAAGGTACAGACCGGAGCTTTCAGCTATGATAAGGTCATAGCGGATGCAATCAAAGAGGCAGCAGCACAGGGTACAGAAGTCCTGTATCCATCCGGGCACACAGATAAGTTGGACGTGGCAGTCAGGCGCAGTGTGCTAACCGGAGTCAACCAGTCGGCAGCACAACTGAACCTTGAATATGCGCAGGAAATGGACTGCGACTATGTGGAGACTACTGCCCACAGTGGGGCAAGACCAGATCACCAGACATGGCAAGGGAAGGTCTTTTGTATATCAGGGAAAGATCCAAAGTATCCTTCGTTCTATGATAGCACGGGATACGGAACAGGACCGGGGCTTTGCGGTTGGAACTGTCGTCATAATTTCTATGCTTTTATTCCTGGGATATCTACTCCGGCCTATACGGATCAGATGCTTAAGGAGTACAAAGCAAAGAATTATACATATAACGGAAAAGCATATACAGAATATGAAGTTTCACAGATGCAGCGTTTCCAGGAGCGGCAGATCAGGAACACAAAGCGCAAGCTGGCCGGATACGATGCCGGGGTCAAGGCAGCAGGCGATGATGAGGTTCTGAAAAATACCTTACAGCAGCGTTTTGAATCTGAATCCGTGCGACTCAAGGAACAGGAAAAGACGCTGAAAGAGTTCTGCAGGCAGACGGGCCGACTGGTAGAATCTGTAAGGACTCAGGTTCATGCGGTTTTAGACGATAGCGGTAATATTGTAGGCTTTAACCGGAGTGTGGCACAAAAGGCTATTTGGAGCAACAAGTTTGCCAAAGCTAATAAATCTAAGTTCACAGAACGGCTGGAAGACATTAATAATGGGCAGAAAGATACAATCAGTCATTGGAGTCTGCAAAGGAACCTAAATAAATCTGATATTGGAAAAGAAACTGTGAAGTACATTGCAGACCATCCGGAGCTAAATATCAGAATGTTGTATAAAATGGATAATCCAAGGAAAGTGCTTGGAATGCAGGATAAAAATGAAATTCTTATCTATGCATCGGAAACCAGGACGATACAGAAGACAGCAGAGACCATTATTCATGAAGTTACTCACCATAGATATAATATAGGCAATTCTCAATGGGCTGAATGTATATGTAAAGCTCAAGAATTAAAGCATAAACTCAGGCGGAATGAATTGACCGGGGATGAGCTGAGAGGTATAATTAAATTAATAAAAGAACTATATCCAGAATATCCATGGAGGTGATCTTATGGAAGTACCAGAAGGAGTAAAGAAGCTGAATAAGCTGCTGAATGGTGAAAAAGTGACCTGCACCGAGTGTGGAAAAGGGACATATGAGCCGATAGGCGGAGACTTTAAAAAGACGCATTGCTTCAAGTGCAGCTACTGCGGAGCGAAAATTAATATTGACTAATACCATCTGATGCATGTCAGGTGGTATTTTTATGCCAAGAGAGGAGAGCATGATGATTCATATATCTTTAAGCGAAACAGGATATAGAGAAGTATGGATTGATCTGTCCGGTCACGCAGATTATGCGGAAAAAGGGAAGGATATTGTTTGCGCCGCTGTATCATCTTTATTTTTTAGTACAGCAAATGGACTTATGGATTTTACAAAAGCAAGGGTAGAGATTCATGAAAAGAGGTATATAGATGGTCGTGGTGGTTCGATGATGCACGTTAAAAGTCTAAGCATAGAATCAGAGCTATTGCTAAAATCCATGTTGTCCGGGATGATAGAGCTTTCAAAGCAGTACCCGGATAACGTACAAATAGGGGAAGGAGTTGAGGGTTTTATTAAAACTTAAGAGATCACACAGGAATATAGGGGAGTGGATTTTATACAATCCGGATAACTTTGCGCTTCACACCCACTGCCGGAGTAAACGGGTAGCCTTGGTTATAAAATCCAACGTGGAGCGTCGCAGACTTCCAAGGAGCCGCAACCTGCGGACGCTGGAAAGCCATATCCGGGTTACGGGCAATCAGAAGTATATCCGGCAGATAGAACAGATCATAGAAGAAATCAAACACGCTTAGGCGTGTTATTTTTATGCAGCAAATGAACTGGTCAGGTGATTAGACCTAAAATAGTCCGGTCACTGGTGGATAGTTACACACCTAAAATAACTTAATAGTGATAAAGAAAGGGAGAAGAGAATGAACACAGACGATTTAAAAGCACAGGGACTAACACAGGAACAGATTGACTTTGTTATGGCTGAACATGGGAAAGTTGTAAATCCATTAAAGTCAGATCGTGACAGTTTTGAGACTCAGTTAAAAAATGCAAAGACAACATTGAAAAGTTTTGAAGGAGTGGACGTTACAGAGCTGCGAACCCAGATCACGAATCTTACAAATGATTTACAGAAAAAAGATGAAGATCACAGCAGAGAGATCCAAGACATGAAATTTAATTCTGCGATCAAAGACGCAATCTTAAAGGCTGGCGGTAAAAATGAAAAGGCAGTAATGGCGATCCTTGACATTGACAGCTTAAAAGAGAGCAAGAACCAGGATCATGACATTGAAGACGCTTTAAAGAAAGCAAAAGAGGAAAACGATTACCTTTTTCAGCCAGAAAAAGAAATTCCAAAGTTTGTGTCAAGTACTCCTGGGGCAACTGGTGAAAATGATGATTTAAAGAGCAAAGCAAACGATGCACTGAGAAGTGTATTCGGGAAAGAATAGGAGGTATATATGGCAGTACATATTACAAGCAGGGCAGACGCAGAGGCAATTATCCGGGAACAGGTGGTAAGTACCATTTTTCAGGATGCACCAAAGCAGTCTGTATTTATGGGGTTGGCAAAAAAGTTGCCAAACATGACAAGCAATCAAACAAGGATCAGAGTTCTTGATTTCTTACCGACTGCTTACTGGGTAAACGGAGATACAGGCATGAAACAGACATCCAACCAGGCGTGGGATAATGTCTATATTAATGCCGGAGAGCTTGCGGTAATCGTTCCGATCCCGGAGGCCGTATTGGATGATGCTGAGTTTGATATTTTCGGAGAAATCACACCGAGGGTTAATGAAGCGATCGGACAGAAAGTGGACAGTGCGATTATCTTCGGCTCAAATCGTCCGGCAGAATGGCAGAATGATATTATCACTTTGGCAAGACAGGCAGGGAATAATGTACCAGTCGGGTCATCTCCTGATTATTACAAGTTAATCATGGAGGAAAACGGTGTCATTGCAAATATAGAGGAATCTGGATATATGGCAACTGGTGCGTTGGCTGCCATGGGAATGAGAGCGAAACTTAGAGGTATCAGAGCAACAGACGGAACCCCGATCTTTAAGTCAGATATGCAGGGAACAACGCAGTATGCACTTGACGGCGCACCGATGTATTTCCCTCAGAATGGCTCTTTTGATTCTTCTATTGCACAGCTGGTTGTAGGAGACTTTAAACAGGCAGTATATTCTATCCGCCAGGATATAACGGTTAAGATCTTAGACCAGGGAGTTATCCAGGACCCTTCCACAAAAGAAATCGTGTATAACCTTGCACAGCAGGACATGGTGGCTTTACGAGTTGTATTCCGCATGGGATGGGCTCTTCCAAACCCGGCAACAAGAATGGACGAAGATCGACTTGGTTGTCCTTTTGCTTACTTGGAGCCAACTGTGCCAGTAACAACGCAGACAGTAACACTGACAGTGAAAGATAATGCAGAAGAAGCACAGCCGATTGAGGGCGTGATTGTGGACGTGAACGGCTCAAGACAAAAAACAGACGCAACCGGACAGGTGGTGTATAACTTGAGAAAGGGTACTTATCCGGCGAAAGTAAAGAAGAATGGATATTCTCAGGTAACGACTACGATCAATGTCGATGCTGCGGCAGTAACACAGGAGATTGTATTGGTCGAAAAGGCATAAGGAGGTCACGGTATGGTAGAGTATGCAGACTACACATTTTATAAAGAGCAGTTCAATGGCAGCACCATACCGGAGGCTGCCTTTTCCTCAGTAATCCTGCGGGCGAGCATCTATATAAAGTACATCACGTTTGGCAGGATAGATGATGCAGAGATCCCGGAGGAGGTCAGGCTGGCTGCCTGTGCTGTTGCGGAAGTAATGTATAAATCCGATGCCGCAGGGCAGCAGAAAGAGAAGAAGTCAGAGACGGTCGGAAATGTCTCTGTATCCTATGTGACGGAACAGCAGGACGGACAAACAAGAGAGGCGGCAGCAGCAAAGAAACAGTATGCCGTTGCTTATCCATACTTAATCCATACCGGGTTGTTATACAGGGGGTGTCGGTAATGGTTACAAACGCAGACATAACACTCTACAACAAGGTATATGACCGGGATACCGGGACGAACCGCTATTACCGGACAGTCCTAAAAGGCGTGAACTGGCAGGATACCACAGCCGTGCAGCCCACAGACAAGGGGATTGTAAGTGCTGATGTGGCAGAAATCTATATCCCGTTTACGGCAGAGACAGAGAAGCAGTTCAGGAAACCGAAAAACTTTGTGAAGGAGACAGAAAAGACGGGATTTTTTACGGTCGAAGCCGGGGACCTGGTGGTCCGTGGCATCGTGGAAGATGAACTGACCAGCGCAAAGGACGAAGAACGGTTGAAAAATGCCTATGATGATGTGCGGGTGATCGCCGTTGTGGAGACGAACGACAACAGCAGCCCGGAAATGCAGCATTGGAAGGTGACGGCTGAATGAAGATAAAAGTCAAGATTGCTCCTGCAAACGTAATCCTTACAGAAAGGAACCTGCAGAAAGGTGGTCCCGGTCAGAGACTTGCTGTGCATGAAGTGCGCAGAATATCGGATGCATACGTCCCTTTTCTCAACGGTCCACTGAAAAATACTGCGATTGAGACAACGTACTGCATAAAGTACATCACCCCATATGCAAAGAAGAATTACGAAGAAAATAAGGGCAAGGGACTGCGTGGAAAACATTGGGACAAGAGAGCGTTTGCCGACAGAGGGCGAGAGGTTCTGGTATCTATTGCGAGGTTTGTAGGAGGAAAGCCAAAATGACGATTGTGGAGGCTATACGGAACATTGTTAAGCAATGCCCGTATCTAGATGAGTATTGCAAAGGGATCGGGGTGGATTACCTGGGTAGTGACACAACGTACTACTCGATAGAATCCGTTCCATCACAAACAGTTTTGAAAAAAGATATTGTCGGAAATACCAAACGGCAACATCTATTTAATTTTGCCAGTCGGGAGCTATACGGCGAAGAAGTGCGGCAGAACCTTGAAAACATCGGGTTCTTTGAGCACTTTTCAGACTGGCTGGAACAATTCTCTGAGGCCGGGGAGTTCCCGGAATTGGAGAAAGGTAAGGAAGCAATAAAAATCGAAGCGATTACGAGCGGTTATGCGTTTGATACGGAGCTTGACAAGGCAAAGTATCAGATTCAGTGCCGCTTTATTTATTACCAGGAAAGGAAGGTATAACATGGCATTAAAAAGTGTAAGACAGAGAAGGATGCAGGCGAACTATCTGGACATTGGGACCGCAGAGGCAGAAAATTTTGTCCTGATGGGGACAGGGTTCACGGATCTTAATGAGGAACCGGGAGCGCAGACCAGTTCAAAACGGTACGTAAACGATGCATCTACCAGCAAGGGAATCACCGGGTACGAGTGGCAGGCACCGTACACAGCGGACCAGATTCGATCAGAAGAGGCGATTGCCTATATCTGTGAGATCGGAGAACTTTTAAAAACAGGAGCAGATGCAGAGACAGACTACGTGATCGTAGATCTGGATCAGAAGGAAAGTGCAGAGAATACCTACCATGCCCGCAAGTTCCACGTGGCGATCGAAGTAGCCAGCTTTGGAAACGAAGATGGAGAAATGAACTGTGAAGGTAACCTGTTAGGTATCGGGGATGTAGTCGAGGGAACATTTAATACCAGCACTAAGAAATTTACAGCGAAAGGCGATACACCCTCTTAAAGCCGTAACCGGGGTGGCGTTGAATAAAACAACGCTGTCCCTTGCAGTTGCGGCGAAAGAGACACTTACGGCAACCGTAGAGCCTGCAGATGCTACAGACAAGACAGTTACATGGTTCAGCACGGATACTGGTATTGCAAAGGTATCTGATACTGGGGAAGTGACCGGGGTTGCAGCAGGGGCCGCGGATGTGACAGTGACAACGACAGATGGAAATAAGACGGCAACCTGCGCCATTACGGTAACAGCAGGAGCATAGAGAAAAAGACAGTGAACATGGAGGAGTAAAGGATATGAACAAGATTTTTAAATGGAATGGGGCAGAGTTTAAATTCTCTGCTCTGGATGCGGATATGATAGAGCGATTTAACAATGTGAAGCAGCAGACGTTTGAAGAACTAATGGAATATGAAAAGAAACATGGGATTGACGGAGCCTTAAATGCAGAGGGTGTCCGGGCAGAATGTAAGATTATTGACCAGACATTTGATAAGTTGCTGGGAGATGGTGCGGCAAAGAAAATGTTTTCTGATACAGACATCCATGAGCGGGTTGCTGCATTTAACAAACTTGTGAACCTGCGAGAGGCACAGGTGGAATCTTATAATAAACTTGTCCAGTCCATGGCAGGTGACTAATGAATATTCTGACGGATCAGCTGCCGGAAACCGTTCTGGTGGCTGGTCAGGAACATAAGATCAATACAGACTTCCGAGTGTCGATCCGTTTTGAGGAGATGATACAGGATAAAAACATCACGGAAGAACAGCGGTTTTTTGTGGAAGATATTCTGAATATCCCGGAGTTTGATGTAGACGAGAAAAAAGCCAGGCTGCTTGCGAAATACAATAGCGGCCTGGTTTTGTATTATCCAGAGATACCGGAGGACCTTGACGGAGCCATTTCACAAATGTTGTGGTTTTATCAGTGCGGGAAAACAGAAGAACAGAAGCAGTCCGGAAAAGGAAAGAAACAGGATCAGATTTATAGCTTTACTCATGATGCGGATTATATCTATGCTGCATTTATGGAACAGTACGGCATAGATCTGAACGCTGTCGAATTGCACTGGTGGAAGTTCTCGGCCATGTTCGCCGGATTAAAAGAAGACTGCTTAATATCGAAAGTGATGGGATACCGGGCAGCAGATACCGCAGGTATGGATAAGGAACAGAAAAAGTTCTATAAGAAGATGAAAGAAATATATAAGCTACCGGAGAATGTGTCCGAAGAAGACAGGATGTTGGAAGAAGAGGTTACGCAGGCCCTTTTGAGCGGTGGGGACCTAAGCAATATTTTATAAATAAAAACACTGTAACACAGAGGTTGCAGGGGAGCGGAACTCTACGCCCAGGAAGATAGAGACGTGAACATAGAAGACAGACGCAGGCAAAAAAGAAAGGAGAATATATGCCTGACGGAAGTATTGAAATCGAAGTTGAGTTAAATTCGGAAAAAGCCGAAAAAGAACTCAAACAACTATCGAGAACACTGGACACAGAGACGAAAAAAGCGGCGAAATCCGCAGAAACTGCGACCAAGCAGGCGGCAAAGTCCGCAGAAACCTCTGTAAAACAAGCAAGCAAAACAACAGAACAGGCGGCAAAAAAAGCCGGGAAGACAGCGGAAACAGCCGCAAAGCAAGCCGGAGAGAAAGCCTCGCAGAGCACGAAAAAGGCCGGAGAGGAACAGAAGCGGTCTTATAAGCAAACGGAGGCACAAGCGAAGAAAAGTGCGGAAAATGCAGAGAAATATTGGTCTGGTGCTGCCAGCAAGATAAAACCTGCGGTATCTACCGGAATGAAAGCAACCGGAGCCGCAGTTATTGCGGGCGGTGCGGCATCTTTGAAAGCAAGTATTTCGTTTGAAAGTGCTTTTGCTGGTGTAAAAAAGACAGTAAATGCCACGGATAAAGAACTGAATATCATGCGAAAAGACATTTTAAATATGTCGAAAGAGATGCCAACCTCTGCAAATGAGATCGCAGGGGTAGCAGAGGCAGCCGGACAGCTTGGCATTAAGACGAAGAATATCGCAGGATTCTCTAAAACCATGGTTATGCTTGGAGATTCTACGAACATGTCCGCAGATACGGCGGCAACCTCTCTGGCAAGGCTGGCAAACATCACACGGATGCCACAGACGCAGTTTGGACGGCTGGGATCTGTAATTGTAGATTTAGGAAATAATCTGGCCACAACAGAGCAAGAGATTACGGATATGGCTCTTAGACTTGCAGGAGCTGGACATCAGGTTGGAATGTCAGAAGCAGATATACTTTCCTTTGCTGGGGCGTTATCTTCTGTAGGGATCGAGGCAGAAGCTGGTGGAACGGCATTTTCTACCCTAATGTCGAAAATGAATCTTGCAACTACCAAGGGCGGTGACGAATTAAACGACTTTGCGAAAGTGTCTGGCATGACGGCGGATCAGTTCAAAAAGGCATTTAAAGAAGATGCAGCAGGAGCTATTATTTCCTTCATCCAAGGCTTGGATAAGGTAAATAAGAGTGGCGGCAGTGCAATAAAAGTCCTGGACGATATGGGGCTTTCCGATATCCGTATGAGGGATGCACTGTTAAGAGCAGCGGGAGCATCTGGGACATTTACAGAAGCCTTAAAGATCGGCAATAATGCGTGGAACGAAAATAAGGCCCTTACGAACGAAGCTGGGCAGCGGTACAAGACGCTAGAAAGTCGGATCAAAATACTTGGAAATAAGTTTACTGCGCTCGGAATTGCAGTGGGAGATGAACTCAAAGGACCGCTTGCGGATGGAGTGGCAGCGGCATCGGATGCGATCGGAGGACTGGCGGACCAGATAGAAGCGCACGGGCTTAAATCCATCATTCCGAAAGAGACGATTACCACGGTCAAAAATCTTGGCTCTGCGGCAAAGACAGTCGCAGGGGGCGGTCTGAAAGTCCTTGGGGCATCTGCAAAGTTCCTCGGGGAGAATATGCAGACTGTACTTCCGTTGGTAACAAGCCTTTTAGTTACATTTAAAGGGTATAAAGCAATTACAGCTACGGTTGCGACTTTCCGGACTATGCAGACAGCAATGACCGGAGCAAGTACCGGCATGACTTTACTTGGAACGGCAGTTAAAATCTTTACTGGACACACAATGGCTGCAACAACAGCAACGGGAGCCTTTAATGCGGTATGCACTGCCCTTGGTGGCCCTATTGGTATGGCTGTACTTGCTATCGGAGCATTAACTGCTGGTGCTGTTGCTTACAAAATGACACTTCCGAAGGTCGTAACAGAATCAGAGAGATTTGCAGACTCATGCAAAAAAATAAAAAAAGAGCAGGATGAGCTTTCTAATTCGGTTAAGTCTCTTCACAAAGAAAATGAAAAATCCATTGAATCCACAAAGGCACAAGGAGTTGAAGCGGATAATCTGTTTAAGCAACTTCAAGACCTTATCAAGGTAGAAAACAAAAGTGAGGGAACTAAGGCAAGAATACAGGCAATCGTAGAAAAGCTAAATGAAATACTACCGGACCTAAATCTTGCTTATGATAAGGAAAAAGACAGTCTTAACAAGTCTACGGATGCAATAAGAAAAAACATAGATGCCCTAAAAGAACAGGCAATGGCGAAAGCTTACCAAAAGGGCATGGAAAAGACTGCTGAAAAGGTGGCAGAAGCAGAGATTGCGCATGAAAAAGCAATCAACAAGCAGACAGCAGCACAGGAGAAATTTAACAAAGTTCAGTCTGAATACAATTCGCTAACTGAAAAGGCAAAGAACGGTGAAATTTCTTGGGATGATAAACGCTTTGATGAACTTGGAGAACAGTTAACTGATTACGCCCAAGGCGTGAAGTTAGCTGATGATGCAGTAGCCAAAAGTGAGAAGACCTTAAGCTCTGTATATAAGGATCTGGATGTATATACGGATAAGTTTACTGCGGAATCGAATTATACAGATTATTTAAAGAATCTTGATAATTTGGCAAAAGAAGCGGGGTTAAAAGCGTCTAAAATACCGGAATCCATAGGGGAAGGAATTAAGGCTGGCATCTATGCCAATCCCACAAGTGGAAAAGAGCTTAAACAGCTTATTAAGCTGGATAATCTGGTAAACAGCGAAGATCTTGCAAAGATGCAAGAAGCCGGAATGAAGATCCCGGAATATCTGGCACAGGGAATGGCAGACGGATCTATCTCTTTCAAATCCGCAGCACAACAGTTGAAAAACGGGCTGAACTGGCAGGATATGATTGAAAAGGCAAGAGCGTCAGGTGTGGAAGTTCCTGACAGCATTGCAGAGGGAATACAGTCCGGACAGTATGCAGTTCCTACAAAAGTATCAGAAATAAAAAATCTCGTCACATTTGAAGATCTGAAAGCAAAGGCATTAAATGGCGGTGTACAGATCCCCGAATATCTAGCAAATGGTATCACTTCCGGCAGCATGAAGCCAAAGGAGGCCGCCGCTGCACTTGGAAATCTGATGGATTTTCAGGAGGCGATTAATAAGGCGGGGTTACAAGGGGCGCAGATCCCGACAGAGTTAGCCACAAAGGTGGCGCAGGGCAAAACCAGTGTAGACAATGCTGTCATTCAGATGATGAGCGGTCAGGGGTTATCAACAGACGCCTTTGGTGTAATGAACGTTATTGACGGCGTAGCAAAAAGCACAGGGGATTCTGCAAAGAAAATAGAAACAAATATGAAGGTGAACCCCGTAGACAACAGCGGAGCGGCATCATCATCCTTTAAGCCTTTTAAAACAGAATCATCCAAGGCAGTCGGAGAAACAAAGAAAAACACCGATTCAATTAAGAAAAATTCTAAGATTCCAGCAACCAACAACGCGGGTGCAGGAAAGAAAACAGAGAGTTCTTATACAAACGAACTTTCCAAAGGGGCAGGCAAAGCCAAGGCAGCCACTAAAAAAGTGAGCAGTTCTGCGGTAAACGGATTTTCTGGGGGTGACTCTAAGGCTAAAGCAGCAGGGGCGAAACTCAGCAGCGCATATGTCTCTGGCATTTCTTCCAAGAGCGGGCAGGCTACGGCAAAAGGAAAAGAACTTTCCAGCAAAACTGCCAGCGGTGTGACCGCAAATAAAGGAAAGATTAAGACAGCGGCACAGAATGCGGTTAATGGTGCGAAAAAAGTAAGCACCGGAGGATTTACAACAGTCGGAAAGAATATTTCCACAGGGATTGCATCTGGCATAGATCAAAATTCTGGCGTGGTTTCTTCTGCGGCAAGAAGAGTGATCCAGCAAGCAAAGACAGCAGCAAATGACGAAGCAGATTCTCATTCACCATCACGGGTATTCAGAGATCAGGTTGGAAAGTTTCTTCCTCTCGGAGTAGCTGTTGGTATTCGTAAAAACACTGGCGAAGCAGTGAAAGCCTCTGTTGCAATGACAAGGGCTACTCTGAATGCAGCAACAAAAGACCTTGGTATCCATTCTCCGTCCACAGTCTTTAAAAACATGGTCGGAAAGAACATTCCAAAGGGGATAGCAAAAGGCATCAAAGAGGGACAGAGTGAGCTTGTGGCAGAGATGAAAAGTGTCATTTCTGCGGCGTTATCTGCGGCAAAGAAAGCAACATTCAAAGGCAATTATTCCGAAATCGGCAGCGATCTTTTAAGTGGGCTGAGCGACTCTCTGAGCATTGCGAAACAGCGGTCAAGCGAGACGGTGCAGGAGATCATTGACCAGTCGTACAATAAGCAAGTAAAAGCATCAGAAAAGGCAGAAGCGAAGCTACAAAAGAAAATCGACAAGCTTGGCAGCAAAAAGAAGAATAAGAAAAAGAAAGCAAAGCTTAAAGAAGAACTTAAGGACTTAAAAGCTGCGAATGACAAGAAGGAAAAGAAACTAAAGCTTGCAGGAGAAAAGGCCGCAAATGCCTATAATACAGCGTTTGAGAAAGAAGCGGACCGCCTGACGAAGATTGCTGAGGAGAAGATCCAGGAGCTTTCAGAGAAGTACCAGGAACAGTACAACGAGATCAAGAGCCTGCGGGACAATCTTACAAGCAAGCAACAGAGTTACGGCAGTCTTTATGATCTGGACCAGAACCTCTATGACATAGAAGACTATCAGAAACGCCTGAAAGCCTTGGAAAACAAAATCCCTGATTCTATGATGCAGCGTATCCTTGGCATGGATGTGGAAGAGGGCCGACAGTACATGGCGTGGTTCCAGTCCCTTACGGTGGCAGAACAGAAAGCCTACACGGACAAGTGGAACAAACAGCAATCAATGGCAAAAAACTTCTCAGAATCTTTCTTCAAAGATGATTTTGAGAGGATCAACAAGGAATATCAGTCAGCAATAAAAAAAGAGACAGATAACCTGAATGCCGAAATGAAAAAGGCCGGGGCCAATGTTGCGAAAGGATTAGCCGCTGGAATAACAGGAGAAACCCGGAATCTGTCTAAGGCAATGAAAAAGCTTTGCAAAGACATTGTAAAAGCCGCAAAAAAAGAGCTCAAAATAAAATCCCCATCCCGTGTATTTGCCCAGATTGGAAAGTTTACGATCCAGGGAGCAGAAAAGGGACAGGAGAAAGAAGCACCGAAACTTTACAGACAGGTAGAGACGGTAGCAGATACCATGGCAGCACGTTTTGCAAAAGCAAAGCTTAATATACCGGAATTACAGAGCCGGATGCAGACGGCAGTGTCAAGGCAGATGAGCAAGATCACAGCAAGTGTGCAGCCGCAGATTGTTTACGCCGGAGGCGGCGGTACAACGACAATCGAAAAGACGGTCTATACCGGGCCGGAAAAGATAGAGGTTGTAACAAACATAGAGGGCCGAGAGGCGGCAAGGACGCTGGCCCCGTTTATGGACAGCCGATTGAATAGTATGGCCGATAGAAAGGCAAGAGGAGGTGTATAGATGGAAGACAGAGGAACGTTGGGTGTGCAGATTGGAGGAAAGCACACTTTAAAAGACTGGAATCTTGGGTGGTTGTCGATCACCCTTGGATTCCCGGAGGCAAAGACGTATGAGCAGGAAATACCGGGTGCAGACGGAATTATCGACCTTACGGAGGCAGTCACAGGAGATGTGAAATACAAGCAAAGGTCAATCTCTATGGAGTTTGACCAGCTGGATGCTGATTACTTTGATTGGCAGGCAAAGCTATCAGAGATCGCAAACTACCTAGCAGGACAGAAATTTAAGATTTTCTTGGACAGTGATCCGGCGTTCTATTACATAGGACGGTTGAAACTGGACACCGAAAAGTCAGAAAAGGCAGAAAGTAAAATCACCATCTCCGGGGAGGTCGACCCGTACAAATATGAAAAGTATAGCAGTCTGGAAGACTGGACCTGGGACGACTTCAATTTCGAAACAGGAATCATACGGGAATATAAAGATCTGCAGGTGGATGGGAGCTATCAACTCTACATTCCGGGGCGCAGAAAAAAGATCGTGCCCGTGATCGAGTGCAGCGCAGCGATGCAGGTGACACACAATGGGAAAAAGTACAGTCTCCCGGCTGGAAAGTCAAAGGTGTTTGATATATGGCTGGGCGAAGGAGACAACTATCTTACTTTTGTCGGGAATGGCACGGTATCTGTCGAATATAGAGGGGGTAGTTTGTAATGTATAGAGTATTGTGCGATGGAAAGGTCCTGCACGATGTACGGGACGAAGACTATATGCTGATGGAACCGAAGATTTCCCTGGAACTGAACAAGACCGGGAACTTTGATTTCTCAATTCTTCCCAGGCATCCGAATGCAGATGTTATCAATAAGCTGAAATCAAAAATTGAAGTCTATGAGGATTCAGAACTATTGTTTTCGGGCAGATCCTTAACGGATGAAATAGATTTTCAGAGGACCGGGCAAGTTTCCTGTGAGGGGGAGCTTGCTTTTTTGTTAGATTCCGTACAGCGGGCGCACACATACGGAAGCGAATCTTCGGAAGTGCATAAGGCAGATAACAATATAGATATTTTCAAAGCCCTTATTGCAGAACATAATTCACAGATGGGAGCAGAAAAGCAATTCACGATTGGGACCATAGATATTGATAGTGTCCCGATTACAAAATTATCTACGAATTATGAAACAACATGGGATTTTATAAATACAAATTTTATAGGGAAATATCCTGGATATTTGCGTGTGCGGCATGAAAACGGCATCCGCTATCTGGATTATGTGAAGCAGTATGGAAAAGTGAGCAATCAGGTGATCCGATTCGGAGAAAATCTCCTTGATCTGAAAAAGTATACCAAGGCCGAAAACATAAAGACTGCAATCATTCCGGTGGGTGGAAATGGTGTTACAAATATTGCTTCTGCAAATGGCGGGAAAGATTATATCTATAACCAAGAGGCGGTTGATCTCTATGGATGGATCTACGAAAAGGTGGATTTTCCGGATGCCGTTGATCCGAAAGACTTGCTTGCAAAAGGGCAGGAATATCTTAAAACCTGTGTGAATCTAGCAATCACAATAGAACTCACAGCGGTAGATTTACACATGATTGACGTGGATATAAATGCTATCAGGCTGGGAGATCTGGTTCCCTGCGTGTCACAGCAGCACGGATTGTTGAGCACTATGGGGGATGTCTCTACATATTACTTGGTCAGCAAGTATGAAATTGATCTGGAAAACCCGGCTAATAACAAGATTGTGCTGGGGCGGACGATCAGTAGCCTGACCGATAAGGTGGCAGGAACTTCCAATTTGACGAACATCGTGCAGGGAATGGCCGGGAGCGTGAACACCGCTGTAAACACAGCAAACAACGCCGCAAACACTGCGGAGCAGATCCGGGTAGAGATGGATGCGGTTACAGCAAAGATGTATCCAGTCGGAAGTATCTATATTTCCGTAAACAATGCAAATCCTGCAACTTTTTTTGGCGGCAGTTGGGTAGCTTTTGCTACTGGAAGAACCCTTGTAGGGGTGGATGCATCTCAAGGAGAGTTTAATGCAGTAGAAAAGGCGGGTGGACACAAAGAACTGCAAAGCCACGCACACGGCTTAAATAATCACGTTCATAACCTAGGCAATCACACGCACAGCGTCCCTAACCACACGCATACAATGCAAGGATCAGGAAATCATTTTCACTATTTGGGTATTGATAAGAGCGCTGTACAGAAAGGTACAAGTTATAACAAGCCCAACAACTTCGAATCCGGAAGTACCTCTTATAAGTCAAACACAACAGGCAACCATACGCATACCATGAACTCTTCCGGGACATGTACCACGGGAGGAAATAGTGGAAACACAGGCGGAAACAGCGGGAATACAACTTCCGCAGGCGGTGGTAATGCAGGAAACTTACAACCATATATAACTGTCTATATGTGGAAAAGGACAGGGTGATAAGAAAGGAGAATTATGTTAAGTTTACAAGAATGTTTAGAAAATATTAAAAATGCTGTACTTGGCAGGGATGTTCGGCAGAGCATCCATGACGGGATCAAAGGCATTAATGACGAAAGCAAGGCTGATATGGAGGCGAAGCAGACAGCAATAGAGAAGTATACAAAGAGACAGGATGGAGTTATCTCAGACTATACAGGGAAAATGGATCTCCTTAATAGCAAGTATGAGGAGCAGATCAAGAATATGACTCTTGCAAGTCCGTCTGATGCGGAGATAGTAGATTCACGCCGGACGAAAGACAATACTGTTTTTTCTACACTGAAAGAAAGACTGGATGAGGATAAAAACTCCATTTGGATTCAAAAGCAATTAACCAGTGTAGCAACATTAGACGAGACACGATTGTTAAAAATAAATATTCCGGCAAATTGTGTACTTGATAAAGATACGCTTTCGATCACCCCGGTTTATAAAAACGGAGACGGTGATGCGCTCACAGGTTCAGCATTTACAAAAATAGAGAAAGGGGAAAAGTTGAAATTTACAATAGAAAAAGTATATTTTGATTCCCTTTGCTACGATGTTCTGGAAGATCAGGGTGTGCAAGGCGGAACAATGGGTACTTTGGAGTTTCCTGTGGATCTGAATGTAAAAGTTTCTTATTTATCGCCGACGACAACGAAGGTGAACCAGTTCATTGGAGCACCAGAAGAATTAACAACAACTTCTAATAACAGCCTTGTTTCTTCGATAAATGAATGTTATGCAAAGATCAATGAGAATTATCAATATTTTAATAACATCATTACAAAAGTGCGTGGTGAGTGGAGAAACATAACAGGATATTGCAATTTTACTCCTTTTGTAGATGTAAAATATCAAACAATTTTAGCCAAATATGATGCTTTAATGGGTTATTTATGGATGAATGTTTTCTTCGAATTTTCCACTAACGCGCTTGCTTCCGCAAGCAGCACTTTGATATCGCAAGCTAAATTGATTGAATTATTCCAAATTGATAAAAAAGGTAGTGGAAATGTAAAAATTGTCATATGCGACGGAGTTGCGTCGTATGGAACAACGACCAATGGATCTTCTGTTACTACAGAACAAGTCTATGGAAGGCTGCACGTTAATTTTTACAATGGTTTGTATGTAAGTTTTGATAACTATGATACAAAATCTCGCAAAGTAAATATTAATTATTGCTTTGCTGTTCCATTTTAATATTCGTATAAATATATAAAGGAGACAAACATGTTAGAAACAAAGAGAAGCATCACCCTTACCGGGGAAATAAAAGTACCCGATTCTGACCGCACAGTAGTCTATCTAAACGCCACAATCTCAGAAGGAGGTGGAGAAGACAGCATTAATCAGAACATCCAGGACAGCAAGTTATACGAGGCAAACAAAGACAGCGTGCGGCAAGAAATTGCAGAGTTTACAGAGCAGTTTTACGCAGCACAAGACGCAAGAGCAGCAGAGACACCAGAACAGCAGTAAGGCCGCAGGGCCTTTTTATTTTGCAGACAGGAGAGCGAAGTGTTACAACAAATTTTAGCAGCGTGCGGAGCAATCAGCATCGTAGGCGGAGCCGGGGCAGTGATCTATAAGGTCGTGCACCCGGCCTTTAAGTTTAAGAACCGTGTGGAGAAATTGGAAGACCACTCAGAGAAAGATTACAAGCGGATCGTGGCGATAGAGGAGATGCAGCGGCAGCAATCAAAGAGCCTGGCTGCAT